GTTTTCTATATCAACTTAATCGTTGAAGGAGAACTTCATGCCGAAGTACTATGTGGCAGGGCGATTTGAACGTCAACGCCCGCCTCGTAAGATACGACCGGCGCGGGTTAAACTAAATCCTCGGGAGAAAGATGAGCTGCAGTACGGCACAATATACATAGATGACAATGGGGCTAAAACTGCCGCATTTGGATCATTCTGTTGTATTGGCCACAAACAGCGAATTTTTCAGGGGCCCAGACATAACTTGTCAGGTGCCTACAGGGATTTTGATAACTCGTATTGTGAAGTGCAGATCAAAAGATCTGCGAGTAAGGAGGTTCATGGATCTGTGACTGGTCAGAGAATTGACTGGACTAAGTTTCAATGGGTCCCGATAACGATATCGGGTAACCTAGCCAGTACATGTGACATGCTAGGGACTATACGTCCTCAGTTTGTTGCAGGTTTTGGTTTCGAACCAACACCTAAAAGTTCAAACGTTGAGTTTTCGACGATAAAAGCCTATGGAAACATGGCTTCGCCGAAGGCTGACATTGGACTGATGGCCGGTGAGATTGGAGAAACTTTTCATCTCTTAAAACGGCCGCTCTCATCCTTGATGGATTTCGCTCAGTACCTTGCACATAATGTGAAGAAACTTGTCACTAATGAGCATGCGTACAAGAATATGAAGCGGTTCCATTTGTACCAGAAGGCCTTATCCACTGCAACCAATACTTGGTTGGAATATCGGATGGCAATCATGCCAACTCTGATGGATGTGGACGATCTATGTAAAGTGGCGGCTGAAGGACTAGTCGACATGAGTACCAAGATTCATAAGGTAAGAGGTACGAGCGTTAGCACGTGGGATGTTCCTGTGCTATACTCTGATACGGCGAAGAGCATACCGCCAACCAGTATGAATTTATATTGGCAGGGTAACATTGCTGTTAAGCAGAAGTCAACCACCATTGTGTTCTATAAAGATCGAACATATATGGAGGCTGCTCGGAATTTAGCTGCCATGGGTTTTTCACCTGTGCAGATACCGAGTCTTCTGTGGGAATTAACTCCTTTCAGTTTTGTGGTTGATAGGTTTGTTGGAATTGGTCAATGGATTCGAGCAATTGCTCCGAATCCGACAGTTGATGTAGTTGGTTCGAGTCTGTCTACTACAATGGAATCATTGTACACGATGGAACTTAGCCGTGCATTAATTGGGGCCAACCCTGCGGTTATCACTGAGACGCCAAAATGGCAGGCTCAGATTGATAGTTTTTCCCGCACTGCAAATCCCAAACTGTCGCTGCATCCGGTTGTAAATCCTGCCGTGTTGAAGTTGCAACAGCAGGTAGATCATGTAGCACTAATCTGGGGCAACCTGCCCCGTGTATTCAATTATTTCTATAAGGCAATAAAGCCTAATAGTAAAGGATGAAAATATGCCCTTAAATGGAGCTATTATAAAGAAAGCCGGTGTAAACAGCGTCACCGGTGGCACTGATGTTACCTTTTCGTCAGACGGCCTCACAATCCAGAACGGCTTGCATCTTATTGATGCCTCGGTTGCGGACTATAGAACACGTCCTGCATTAACTGTCAAGTATCGACAGCCGTCTCTTACCAAAGGGGTTTACTCCAAGGATAAGAAAAGCTTAACTCTGCAAATGCCCATCGTACTTGCCGATGGCACTACATCTTTTAACCTCATCCGCATAGAGCGGGAAGTACATCCGGAAACGGCAGCAGCTGCTGCTCTTGAATTGAACATTCAAGGCGCGCAAATGCTCTGGGACACAGATTTTACTAATTTCTGGTCAGTCGGAAGTGTGGCATAAGCCAGTTAAAATGATGTAAAACATGCTAATGGTGATAATTATGAGCATAAGAGTTAAGCCGACATCTGATTTTGATGTAGTCATGCGGAACGTATGGCTTCGGTTACGAGAAGACTTTTCCACCGTTTTAGGTTTCGAGGTCTGTGAATTGCAAAAAAGAGCATTGTTGGAATCTGTTTCTAGCTTCCGCGATACTCCGTGTGGTTCATGGTTAAACTTACCTCCTTATTTTGCTAAGTGTTATATACAGCTTGATAAGTTCTTGAAGCGATACCGATTTGCTAATGATAAGTACACTAATGATGAACTCCTAGCGAAGGCTGAAAAGTCCTTTTGTGAAGATAATCTACGTGTCGCTTCTCATTTATGTGTCAAACCTTCTTCTTACATTGTCTTGCAAACTGCAAGACGCATCATAAAAGATGCTTTGAAGGAATATGACATAGAGGAGCATATAAATGCTTGTCGGTTCGGAAAAAATGCGTCAGTTGGGAGCCCTTTTGCAAAATCATATTTAGATTTAAAGATATGCAAGGGCCCTTTGACTGGATCACCTGGACACATACAGTGGTTTAAAGACCACGTACTACCCGACGATAAAATCCTGTCGGGCGTATTGCGTAGACATAGGCCAGCAGGTCTGGACTCTGCGTATGTGGAATGTTCAAGTCTACCTCAACAGTTCGTTCCTAAAGCGTTTGATAAGCTTCGAGGCATAACCCCAAATACTTTGCTGGGATCATTTTATACTTATGGTCTTGGCGTCGTCCTAAGGGATCGCCTTGAAGAAAATTGTGGCATCGATTTGGCTACGCAACAGTCGTTGCATGCTAAAAAGGTGGTACGTGCCTCTGTAACTCGAGTACTGGTAACAGGTGATTTAACATCTGCATCACAATCGATAACTAGTTGGCATGTAAAGAAACTTTTTCCTTACAAGTGGTACAAAGCCCTTAACTTTGGGCGGATTACTGATATCAGCATGAATGGCACGAATAGTTATTCAGCCACATTTGCTGGTATGGGGATTGGTTTTACTTTTCCGCTACAAACGTTGGTCTTTTATAGCATACTTAAAGCTATACAAGAGCTCTTCGGAAAGACCGGTTTTATAAGCGTGTATGGGGACGATTTGATATATCCCCGTACGATGCATGAGTATGTTGTCCCTATTTTTGAAGATTTAGGGTTTATATTCAATGCCAGTAAAACTTATAGTACCGAGTATTTCCGTGAATCGTGCGGTAGTGACTTTTATCGCGGGGTTGATTGCCGGCCAGTTTCACCTGCCGGAGCCGATCAGAGCAGCTTTAGAACAAGTCATATTGCTAATCTGTACAAACTAAGAAACAACCTTACACGCAAATGGGACATGCATGAAATCGGTCGTACGTTGCATTATATCGACTGCCAAATTGCAGGTTCTTCAGGTTCGCTTTTATTTGTACCTCCTAATTTTCCAGATACGGCAGGTATTCGGATTGACACACCGAATGCTGGTAAGCGTGATTATAATATTTGTTATACACGCCCCCGCTATATCGTTTCTAAGCAAAGTTGGGCTTTCCGTTATATTGCAGTTAAACCGCAATGGAGAGATGTTGTAGGCGCAGACCCGTTTTTTTGGGATAATATGCGTTCTACGGCCGCGAGGGAACAAGAACATGCTATGGAACCTTGGGACACTTCTTCTACTTCATCACTGAAGTGGCGCAGGTGTAATAAACCATGGAAAAAGCTTACCAAAGCTGATTTAGTGGCTTCCAAGTTGCATGTGGGAAAGCAGTATGAACGACTGACACCTCAGTGTCAGGTAAAAGGATGTACGAATTACCATGAGCAGAGTGCTTTAGTATTTACATGGCATGAAGCAAAAGGTAGTTTGGACATACCTTTTCTAGAGTCACGAACTTGGACTGCACCTGAAAGGTGGGTTCCCGTCGGATGGATAAACGTATCCCCCGACGAACGGGTTCTAACTCGTAGTGCACTGGTCTCTTTGAAATAACCTCCTTGGTTAAATTGAAGGGTCCCGGCGTAACCGGG